CCCGGCCTAACGGAACTCTTACCGCTAGACGACAAAATTTTATAGTCAAGCCCTTGCGGGCTATTTTGTAAAAGGTCACAAGCTTAGTTTCCCCTAATGGGGTTTAACGGTATTCTCCAGCCGCGGGAGAGGGTGCGCGGCAACCGTTAATACCAAAACAGATCAAGAATGGAAGCAAGTGCTAAAAAGTTAAAGATGAAGTCCGGGCACGGGGGCGGTTCCGCCCCCAGAGAGCTGAAAGGCAAAGCAAACTGTTCCGTTAGCAGGAGCCATCACATTGATTTGAAAATTATTGATCAGAGGCTGGAGTTGCTTATGGAAGCCCTGGAGATCTCCCCAAAGGAATTATTCCTTAGGGAGGTCCGGGCCTATCTAAGCGGTTTTAATAGACGTTCTGACCACCGGGGCGAGCTCGAGGCTGTTGCCTATTACAAGAAATTAAGTAATTTCGCCAAAAGGAAACTTTTGGCAGACGAGCCCGACCCTATTCCCTTTACTAAAACAGACAGAGATAATATTCCGGTACCCCTCGCGGGGCTTTGGAAGCTGTCCCAAATATGTTGTAAATCTAGCATATTCGTTCAAACGGTCCTCAATTTTTACCTTGGACAAGAAGAGTTTGAACCTCCTCCCGACTTTAGCACTATCGAAGGACCAAAAGATGATGTTTCAGCGGAGCTGTTAGAAGAGTTTAGGCTCTTTGTGAAAGATGCCCAGCTTACCCGAAGGTTACACCGGGTAGCCACTGACTCAACAAACTCGTTGAGAATATCGGGGTCAAAAGGTATCTATGCGCAATCCTTCTGCTCTATTCCAAGGGAGCGAATAGCGCTTATGGAAGGGAATCCCTTTCTCAGGGATGCTATTGTTCAGATGTACCGGATAACCGGGCGAGATTGACTCGCGGACGTATTGACTAGTCCTTCACCTCTCAATAGGAAGCTTGATCTTCACGATGAAGACTTCCCCCTCCTTAGAAGGATGGCGCTGTTGCCTGAACCTGGTAATAAGATCCGCTACATTACTGTCGCGGACTTTTTCTCTCAAAATGCGCTGCTCCCTATTCACGAAGCGGCCATGGCTATGCTCAAGATTATCAAGCAGGACGCCACGTACACTTCTAGCGAAGCGTTTGAATATCTTAGGGCCAAAAGTGAAAGCTCCATAGGGGAGTTTCACTGCCATGACCTAAAGAACTTTACGGATTATTTGCCCGTTTCATTGCAGATGATTATCGTTCGGGAGTTCTTTGGAAGCCACATCGCCGTTTTGTGGAAAACGATCATCGGGCAGCCCATACGAACGGGTCCTAAGCATGGCTGTAGGATCCTTGAGTTCACCCGAGGGCAACCAATGGGGTTGCTCTCGAGCTGGGCCATAGCTTCTCTCTGCCACCACTACCTGGTGGCATGATCACAAAAGAGAGCTAAAATGAAACTCTGCGTTTACAGGCTCCTTGGTGACGATATCGTCATCTGGGGGCGCCGGGCCGGAGCTAACTATCTTTCACTAATAACACTTCTTAGAATCCCGTTTTCAAAGGAGAAAACGATAACCAGCCGCACAGGCTTCGAGTTTTGCAAACGAAGGTGTGTGGCCGGGCGGGAGATAACCCCCGTCCCTCTGAAGGCACTGATTTCAAAGTCAGTGGTCTTCGCTGGTTTTGAGATTCTACGAAATTACCACATCCCGCATAACGCGGGATTGGAATCCGTTGATCTATTGGTTAAGCTTTTAAATCGAAGTGACCCCAGCTTTCCGATCGACCCAACGTTCCGCATAATTTATGAGGAACGCGTGGATAGATCGTACGACATGGCTTCCTATTCCTGGCTTCAAAACAAGCCTAGAACCCGGAAGGTAATGCCGGCCTCAATGGCGATCCGCCCCCGTCGCGAGTTTTTCGCATTAGCGAGATTATCGATAATGCAAGAAGCTATCGAGAAGGCGCGCCTCGACATTGGAAAGCTGCTAAAGTTCCAACTTTCCCATTTACATTTCCGGGAGAGAGTCAAACGCGGCTCAAAATCCAAGCTGAAGAAAATTCGGGGGTGAATCGATAAACCCACCGAGTTCCTTGGGTACTTGGCAATTGCCCAGTACGTGGAAAGGATGGGCCGCCTGGACGAGCTAGTCGACAAGACGGTGTCTTCACCTACTTGAAATATCTTGGGTAACTCCGAGTTCCTAGAGCTGGATATCTTTGCGTTCGATCCGCGGAAGCGTTTTGAAAACGGGAGGGAGAGAACCATTCTCGACCAAATAAAGACCGTACGTTCCACCGCGGAGCGGATTAGCAAGGGTCAAATGACCATGCTTGGCCTTGTTTACATAGCCAAATCCGCAGAGCAGAACGCGCTATATTATAGTTATGCAGCTACACCCGCAACCCGGGTGGATAGGGCCTTATGCCCCACTGCCATCGGCGGTGAGCTGTATGAACGATCTCTGTCGACACTAGTTATCGTTGGGAAGACAATTGGTCTGAGAGAATGGCAAGTTGAAACCTTGCTTCCACAACCCTTGAACAAGGTTGTTGAAGACTTAGAGCCGAACCCCATGGGCGAATCCAGCCCCTAGTTACACTGCCCGAAAGGGCTTGACTATAAAATTTGTCATCAAGCGCTATGGGAAGCGTTTGGTC